AGTACCGGCAGAACGCGCTCTCGCAGCACGACCTGGCGAACGCTCTGACCCAGACCGAGATGGCAGTCGAGGCACTCCGTGTTCTCGCTACCCGATAGGCCTGCCTGGCACGGATTGGCTAGCTGTCGAGGAGCGGACCCTGCTCTCTTCTTCGGGAACCGGTACGAAGTACCGACCGAGGCGAAGGCCGTGTGCCGCACCTGCCCAGTGCGGGTGGTGTGTCTGGAGTACGCCCTCGCCAGGCCCGAGAAGCACGGCGTGTGGGGTGGTGAGAGTGAAGCGGGACGGCGCAAGATCCTGCGTCAGCGTGCTGCCGCTCTTCGGGTTCCGAATGATACGGTTCGGGTATGACCCTGACTGAGGTTGCGGACAGGATCAACGAGTTGTTCGAGCGGTACGGCCTCTCGCACCCCGTCGTCGCGGTGCGCGAGACGATGCCGATCTTCCTTGATCCGCGAGAGAACGAGCCGGACATCACGAAGTGGCGTGCGTCCCCGCGCGGGTCGGGGCCGATCGAGCAACTCGTGCTGCTCGACGGTGACAGCGCCGGGAAGATGGAACTCCTCCTGACGACGCTCACCACCGTGTTCGACGTGTTCTTCGAGGTGCAGCCTCCCACTGGTCAGGGTCGGCTCTTCTGAGAAGAAAGGATGGCAGTGGCCCAGCGTAAGACCGATCCCCTCACGCAGCTTCAGCACGACGTGACCGAACTGAAGGTGCGTGTCCGATCCCTGGAAGCGGAGCGGCCGGGGCGCAAACCTCGTCCGCTCATCGCGACGAAGCAGTTGAACGTGTGCGCTATCGACCCCAGTCGGGACTCGACCAAGTGCCCCGACGCCAGCATCTACCGCTACCAGAACGGGTGCCACGGCGCGGCGTGCCGTCGTATGCAGCATGAAGCGTATGAACGGCGCAAGGCGGCCCGAGCGGCCCGCACCAAGAAGACCACCCGCAAGGTGGCGGTGGCCAAGAAGGTCGCCACCCCCATCAAGAAGCGGGTGATCAAGAAGACCCCAACCCCTACCAAGCGGGTGGCGAAGGCCTCGTGACGGCGATCGGTGGTTCTGGGCCGCCACCGATTCCGGCAGGACGGGGCAAGGAGTACCTGACCATGGACCCCGAGCCGTTCCGGCTCGTGTCCCTGGATGCCGCCGCCTTCGACTGGTTGTGGCGCATCGTGGAGGCCAAACACCGGCAGTTCGACGGTCGCTACCCCGAGGCCACCGAGGTGGCCAAGCGGGCCGTGCTGGCCTTTCGGGAGGCGGCGGGCACCCTGGAACCACCCAGGGTGACCAAGGTCCTGCACAGGCGAGTTGCCAAGCCGTCTTAGGGCTGATACCCTGCATACTCACGGTCCATCTGTTGTGGGTTCTTGTCAGGGGTCCTAGCAGAGCCGTCAGGTTCGGGGAGCCGCCCTCAGGGGCGGCTCCTCTCGTTGTGGGCGCTCGTATCTCGTTCACACCCTTCCTATCCCCGGACTAGCCTGCGTTCGGACATCGGGGTGTGGCGCAGTTGGTTAGCGCGCTGGTCTGGGGGACCAGAGGGCGGGAGTTCGAGTCTCCCCACCCCGACGATGGACATCTTCGCCACGCTCCAGATCGCCACCGACCACTACAAGATCCTCCCGCCCATGGTGGGGGAGAAGATCTACGTGGAGGACCAGGGGTGCTACTTCACCTACGACGGCGAAGAGTGGGTGGCGAGCGAGGGATGATCCTGCACGTCTGGCGCTGTCCGGAGGGGCACTACGAACAGATCTTCGCGGAAACGGTGTACGCACTTGGTACTCCTCAACTGGAGAACCAGCGTTGCCCGACCGTGGTCGCCACCCAGCCGTATCGGGTCTGCGGCAGAACGCTGGTTCACACGGTTCAGCACACAACGGGGCCATAGCTCAGTCGGGAAGAGCGCCGCCATGGCATGGCGGAAGTCGGGGGTTCAACTCCCCCTGGCTCCACGGGGTCATAGCTCAGTGGACAGAGCATCCGGCTACGGACCGGGAGGTCGGGGGTTCGACTCCCCCTGACCCCACAAATGTGACAATCTGTGGGGTTGGTGACCACCACTCTCTACGAGGAACTGCCGCCCGAGGAGCAGCCGCAGCCCGACGACGACCTGGACGAGGATGAGGCTCAGCCCTTCGACCCCGATCCCGTCGAGGAGAACGAGCTAGACGAGGGCACCCGCGACTTCGTAGACAAGCTGGTCAAGCGGTGCATACTCTTCATCGAAGAGTTCTGCCAAGTCGAGTTCTACCCGTACCAGCGGGAGTTCTCGTACCGCATCGTGGAGTCACTCATCCTGCACGACGCTGAGGAACTTACCGGCCTCGTCTCGCGCCAGGCGGGTAAGACGGAGACGTTGGCCAACACCTTCGCCGGGTGCATGGTCCTGTTCCCCAAGCTCGCCCTCTCCTTCGAGTTGCTGGCTCGCTTCCGCAAGGGCCTCTGGATCGGGTGCTTCGCCCCCACCGAGGATCAGTCGGAGACGCTGCACGGCCGCATCGTAGAGCGGCTCACGAGCGACGCCGCCACCGAGTTCATGATGGACCCCGAGATCGATGACGCCGTCAAGGGCCGCGGCAAGCTCATCCGGCTGAAGAACGGCTCGTTGGCTCGTCGCCAGACCTGCAACCCCAAGGCCAAGATCGAGGGCAAGACCTACCACGTCATCTGCATCGATGAGGCCCAGGACGCGTCCGAGGACGTGGTGCGCAAGTCGGTTCACCCCATGATGGCGGCCACGGCCGGGACCATGGTGAAGATCGGCACCCCCGGCTACGTGAAGGGCGACTTCTACCGGGCCATCCAGTTGAACAAGCGTCGTGCCCTGAGTAGGAGTCGTAATCACCGTAACCACTTCGAGTACGACTGGCGGATCGTGTCCAAGTACAACCGGGACTACGCCCGGTACATCGCCCAGGAGAAGCTGCGCCTGGGCGAGGACAGCGACGAGTTCCAGATGAGCTACGCCATCAAGTGGCTGCTGGAGTCCGGCCAGTTCGTCACCGACGACGTGATGGACAGTCTCATGGACACGTCGATGCCGCTGGTGCGCTCGTGGTTCAAGTCCCCGTGCGTGGTGGGCATCGACCCGGCTCGTGTCAAGGACTCCACCGTCGTCACCGTGTGCTGGGTGGACTGGGAGTACCCCGACCCGTTCGGCTTCCGTGAGCACCGCATCCTGAACTGGCTGGAACTTCACGCCATGCCGTGGGAGGAGCAGTACTTTGCCATCGCTGAGTTCCTGGACAACTACCGCATCGCCTACGTCGGTGTCGATGCCCAGGCTATGGGCAGTGCGGTTGCCGAGAGGCTCCAGATACTGCTTGGTTCTCGATGCGAGGTCATCCCCTTCGGCAGCGATGTCAAGGCTCAGGGCATTCGCTGGAAGAACCTTCAGACCCTCCTCGACCGACGCATGCTCGTGTACCCCGGCCACTCCAAGGCGCGGCGCACTCGTGTCTGGAAGAGGTTCCGCCAGCAGATGTCAGATGTGGTGAAAGTGTTCCGAGCAGGACAGATGCTGGTCGAGGCCCCCAGGGAGATGGAGGCACACGATGACTACCCCGACTCGGTGGCGCTGGCCGTCGCTACCACCATGGTCGAGGCCGTTCCCGAGGTCGAAGTAGCCGAGTCCCCCTTCTATGCACGCCGGTAACACCACCCGCTGTGGCGGGGTGACTAACATCCCGCCCGACCGCCGCTCCAGGAGGTAGTTATGACCATTGCCCCCCTCCCGCCCCTCGGTGAGAAGTTCCGCGGGGCGCAGTACGAGCAGGACGTCGCCCAGAACAATCGGCGTCGCGGCCCGCTGCGCTTCGAGGAAGGCGTCGCCACCGACACCGACATCCCCAACGACTTCCGTCTCGGGGCCTACGGCGACTGCTCCAACCCGCAGCCGGTGACGTGCCGCAAGGACCCGGCCACGACCCAGCGCGAGCGTGTGCACATGGGGTCCTCGACGTGGATCGAGGCTCCGACCCTGCTCTCGGAGTTCGTGCAGGGAGCGCACATGTTCGGCACCGGCTTCTCCCGCGTCGGCGGCTCCGAGGCCCGCATCCATCGACCGAATCGAGCCGTCGTCAACGACTGATGCCCTGGAACCCCACCGTCGCGCAGCCCGCCAGGCAGATGCGGGTGCTGGGCACCACGTTGCCGCGGTCCCAGACGGTGCACGAGCGTGTCTTCGGACCCGCTCCTCGGGGCCACCCGGTCACCATCAAGCCGAAGAACCTGGCGCTGCTGAAGGACAAGAGCCGCCCGGTGGCGTACCGGCTCCTCTGGCAGAAGATCAAGCCTGACGCCATCGCGCGGGCTGAAGGCCTCATGGGCACGCACATGCCTCCGGGCCTGGAACCGGCCGCCCTTCGGGCCTACAACGCCAAGAAGCATCGGATGGACCACTGATGGCTCTGGCGAAGCGACCGTCGCGGGCACAGCCCACACCGGAGCAGCCCAAGAGTCGAGCGCTCCAGTTCTCGGACATATCGCCCGGAGGCCAGCGTTCCGTCAGTGCCATGTTCCGACCCCTTGGCAACGTGCGCAGGAACGTGCCGGTGCGCCGGGAGGTGTTGGCTGGTATCGCCGCCAACCCGTCCAACAACCCCCGCACCCGTCTGAAGGCCGAGCAACGGGGACGGGCGCTGGAGGCCATGCACGAGGCGGGGGCCTTCGCCAACAAGCCGATCACTCTGGCGGGAGCGGCGCAGAGCCGTGTCGATCTCATCCGGGCGGGGGCGCAGCGTCATCATGCCGAGGGAGTGGAAACCGGGGGTAACTGGTACTTCATGCACCACGGCCGCCTGGCCGATGTCGCCCAGCAGACCGGCATCCACAAGGCGGCGGTCATCGCTGCCTCGGCCTCCATGTCGCCGCAGAACGCACCCGATCAGGAGTACGCCGCGGTCAAGGCCCTGGCTCATGCCCACTCTAATCCGGACGCTCGCATCACCGTGCGACCGGGAGCGTCCAAGGCCCTGGGCAACCCGGAACTGGAAGAGTATGAAGGTCGTGCTCTCCACCCCAAGCACTTCACGCCGAACACGCTGGCGGCCCTGTCAGAGCCGAAGGCCCGTCTACACGCCGACACCCAGCACGTCGATCTCGGGGAGATCGCCAAGGGCGGTGTGAAGTCTCAGGTGTCCAAGGCCATCGACGTCCTGCGGGGCAACATCGCACCCGAGAAGGCGATCAACCCGCGCACGGCTCCCAAGGTGTGGAGCTACCACGAGAACATCTCCCAGGCGGTGCCTGGCTCAGCCGAGCACATGGAGTTCCTGTCGCGCGCCCACAACGTCGGCACGCAGATCCCCGGCCAGCAGCGGCTCGACATCACCGGTCTGAAGGAGTCCCGCGAGGGCATCCTGAGTCCTACTGGTCATACGGCCGAGGACTCGTGGATGCATGCCATCAACACCGAGCAGCAACTGGCTCCGGTGGACATACCTGGTCGTACTGGTCGGGCCAGTGCCCAGTCCCCGGCGAAGTTCATCGTGGGTGAGGGCGGCGGGGTGAACGAGAAGGCGCTGCGGCTGACCGATGCTCGTCGTCGCACCATCGTGAAAGGCACGACGAAGCCAGCGCTGGAGCATGCCTGGAGCAACCAGGCCACCCAGATGGCGGCCCAGACTCTGGGGGAGCAGCACGGCGAGCACGTCCCGGCCGTGGCGGTGCAGACCCTGGCCTGGCATGAGGCCCGTCGCCAGGCGGGCAAGGACCAAGAGTACGAAGCCATGCGGGCCGGGGGTGACACACCTCGTCAGGAGATCCCCGGCCAGGGTGAGATGCTCACACCAAGAGGACGAGTACGCCCCGAAGCCAAGCCTCCGGTTGAGTTCCGCCAGAAGCTCGCCAAGCGGGGCCAGGGTCAGCAGTTGGACTTGGGCTTCTGATGTCGATCAACTTCTACCCCCCGAGCTACCGAGCCGCTGCCAGTGACCTGACGATCGCCGTCAGCCCGCTGGGCCTGGTCGAACTGGCGGATGAGGAGTTCGAGGTACACGGGCCGAGGCTCAACCGCTACGCCAGCAACTGGGCCTGGTACCTGGGTCACCACTGGGCCTACCGGCGCGAGATCGGTGAGCCGCAACTGACGTTCAACTACGTCAAGGCCTTCGTGGACTACATCGCCAACTTCACCTTCGGGCGCGGCGTGGAGTTCCACAGTCCTGAGGCCACCCGGTTGATCATCCCCCCGCTCATGAAGCGGGTGTGGGAGATCGACAACAACAAGGCCAAGGTCTTGTGGGAGATCGCCCAGCTAGG